TCCTTAGGGCGCCTCCCGGCGCCGTTCGGGGATCCCTCTCAACCGTTTTGATCAGCTGAAAGGAACCCAACCTACTTTGTAACCCGTTACTGCCTTTCTCGATAACAATCCCTTCGGATCGTCACCGTGGCCCACAAAGGTCTTTGGGACCTTCATGGGGTAACGAGGCACTCCGTAGAGTGCGGCCGCAAACTGTACTTCCGAGCCAAACCCGGCCCAAGCGACGTCTGGTCGCTGGACGGGCCTATAAACTCGTACGTACCGGATGCTACCGCGCCAGCGGACGCTCCACCTCCGTTCATCGCCGTCTTGGACGACAAGGTCACCGAGGCCTTCAGGGCCCCGACACTGCCTGATCGTGTTAGGAATACGATCGAGGCAGCGAAACCAAGCACGCCTGAGACGACGACAATACCGATCGTCATCACCATTTTGGTGGCTAGACCGGTAAAGACCGTTAGCGAGCGCGATCCAGTGCTGTGGTTCATTGACTTCATCCTTGAGATAATGGGGGCGAACCCCCTCCCCCAAGAAATAGTCACCCCCACAGCTCTCTCTGAAGGGTCCTTCCACGAAAGTCTTCCTCTTATTAGGAGTAAACCCGCAGAACTTCAGAGCAGCTAACACGTCCTCGGCATGTTCTTTGGGGACAATGATGTCGTCCCCGTAGACAAAGACGTCCACCCCAGCCACAACCGATTCTGGCATCACTGCCATGGCGATTGCTGCAAAGATGGTCGTCTCGAGCTCGAACGTGTAGCCGTTCCCCATACTTGAAAACTTCTCAAGTTTCACCCACTTCCCATCCACTTGCGTGAAAGGAGATCGCAGGCTATCAAGGGCTTGATGCCACTGATGGGGTAGTACCAACTTCACTAGGTTGGTACAGAGAGTGTCGCTGGCTGAGGACAAATCGATCGTAACAAGGCTGTCGTCGAGCGACGACATACATGCAACCCGCATGTGGACCGCCTTGCCCTGGTAGAGATCAAACCCTACCGCCTTGAGACGGCGTTTCAGCAATTGGCCTAGGCCTAGCTGATAGTAGCCATTCAAGGACGGCTCCTTAGCGCATGCCCTGTACTGGGTGGCGTCTTTCGGAACCGTAAAGAACGTGTTGCCACGTACGAACCGAGGAGTCCTCTCTAACGCAGCCGAAGCTTTGGCCCACCGGGTTCCCGTCCAGGGAACTAAGTGGGGCCACGCGTTAGAAGTGAGGGTTGGAGTAGAAGACAGTTTATCTGGCACGGTACATGCAGACGCACTGTCGCTGACTGTCGCCCCGGGCCCGAAGATACCTTCCCAGGTATCGGGGGGCCGCTTGCCAATCATTTCCGTCACCTTTTTACGCACGCGCTCAAAGAACGAGCGTAGCGCTTCATGCGCATGGTGCTCCAAGCCGGAGTCCATGTTCCACACAAAGGGTTCCAGACGAAGATTGGTCAAGGCACACTGTTTTTCGCTAGACCACCACTTTTCTTTAGTGACAGCCTCTCTATCGATCCCCGTCTCTAGTGGCTCGTACTTCCGAAGCAAATCGGTTGCTTGAGCCCAGAGCCAGTAATCAAATGCTTCAGCATGCAGACTAGGATCAGCGCGGAGTTCCGCGATCTGAGCCCACTCGCGGTACCTGACTAGTATTGCTACAGTCAGGCTGCGAGCGCAGTCAAGGTCCTCCATCACGGTTAGGACCACGTCTTCCACGTCTTGTGTAAAGGACATACCAACTCCCAAATAACGAACCACCAGCCCCCTGAGGGGCTAGAGCGTCATACGAACAGCTAGTTAGCTGGCCGAGTAACCTTGCTTGACACAGTCGACGATCAAAGTCGCGTCAAGCAAATTCGCAATCTGAGAAGCGAACTCGTTCACAGCCGATGCGGACATGTCCTTAGGGACCGTCCAATCAGCCGAGAACATCGCCCGCTGGGTCACCGAAGTGATCCCGGTGGTCGAGTCCGTGGCAGTCTCAGGGTACAGAAACGTCGCCCGAAGGTGGCGCTTCGTTCCCCCAGAGGCTTCACGGGCCGTCAGACGCAACTCCGGCTGGTGAGCCGCAGCAGTTCCGACGCTCGTTGCCTTCCACACCGCAGGCGACGAATCACCGGACGATGGGACCTGAGCGACGTACGTGATGTCCGTCGTGCCGTCGTTCTTCTTAACGACGATGTTTGCGATAGCAGGCATCGCATTTCCTTTCAAAGGAGGTTAGTTAGCGCTTTCCGAGGCCCTTCTGGATTAGAAGGGATACCGCGGTCAACGCTCTTGAGGGACTTGGCAACTTTAGGGGTTTAGCCCTGAGAGTCACCCCGGGAAGACCCAGCCATCGCTGACTGGAGACACCTCGGCTAACGACTCTCAGACCTGAAGCGGGCAGTACGCCCGGTAGGGTCCGATTGTGATAGCCGGCCATAGACCACAATCTTTCTGAAGTGCTAGCGTTTGACAACGTCAGCCCGGCAAACTCTGAGTATTGAGTCAACATCTGCTCAATATTCCAGAGCCACCCGGCAACGAAGCTGAACGGTATAGCATCCCATAGGACTGTTGCTGGGTTGATAAGACCCAAGCGATTAGCAAGCCACAGGTTTGGATTCGATACACTTGCGTGTACCGAGATCTTACAACGTACGACGTCTTCACGCCATATCGTTGTCCGTGAAAAACCGAGTGTGGAGTCAGAGTCGTAAGTATCTCTGACTGTCGCACTGGCTTCCACAGTCCCCAGAGGTATTGGCCCCTGAAGCACACCGGCGGCGGAGTAGATATCCCCTATCAAGGGACTCCATCCGAAATGCAGTTCCAGAAAGTTGTCGGCAAAGGCGTGAGCCTTCTTCTTCAACTTCCCTTCAAGACGCAGTCTTTTAAACCGCGCATCCTCGAGGACTCCAAGCTCTCGGGCTGCACCTGGAAAGTCGAACTTACGAAGCCTATTACAGAAACGCAACAGTTGAAGGCTGCGCCCCTGGATCATAGACAACGCTTGTCCAGACTGGACGATTGATATACCGACCGAGGCAGTCTCCCCCATTGCCTCTGACAGCCTAGACCGCGCCTTGTTACGGGCAAGGTCTACAGCACGCCAGAGGCTAGGAACAGTACTGCTAGTCCCCGTATCGATATCCCAACACGAAGCGTACCCAGCCGTCGGGCTATGCCCGACAGTCGCGTCCGCCCACGATGGGGGGGCTGACAAGCCGTAGTACTGACAGAGAACCGTTTCCCTAAAGCTCCGTAGGTACGGAAGCGGAAGGTTGTACGGCTTCTTCTGCCGGTAACGCCTCTTTCGAAAGCGATACGATCCTACGGCGCGAATCGCAAGTTCTTGCGACTCATAAAACGGGCCTGATGTTGGTGCAACCATGGAAGTCCTTTGTCAAGAGGGACCCCAGGTGCAGCACACGTCCAAGTGCCCCGTTTTAGTCAAAGCCGCATACTGGTGGTATCCAGAGCAATATGCGGGAACTTACCTTAACGTTTCCCAACGTGCGGGTAAGAACA